GAGAAGTGTGCAAGCAACTTCGTGCATTTAAGAAGAACAAGGCTGGAGTCTTGATTTCAATTGTTGGCTTTGGCCGCCCAAAGTTCAAAGCAGCGGGAGCAGCTAAACCTGCTACAGCAGCAGCTAAGTGCCCAACCTGCGGTAAGTAGTGGATGATGCTGAACGCATAAAGCGCTATACCTGCGCTTTATGCGATAAGCGTTACGTTGTTCCTGATTTAGCACGTATGTGCGAGAAAAAACATCTAGAATCAGACTATGGCTTACGCTGACGGAAGATGTGACAGAGAACCAGTATTTAGCTGGGAAGATTTTGTTGACCCAATTAGCGGAGATTTTCGTCCAAGTTTAGACAGACTTTCTTAAGTAGAACAGGAACAATATTAATATGCCATCATACCCGGAGGGAAGCATGAACCTTAATTCAGGTGTAGGCGATAACGCTGCTGGAAGATATTTTGGCGGTAGCCGTCGCGGCGGTATGGGTGGCATGAGTAGCCGTCAAATGCGACAGTACATGCAGATGCGTCGTGATGAAATGTCTCACGGTGCTTTTCTTGCAAATCAAAATAGCGCTTTAGATTTTGGTCGTCAGCAAACAGGCGAAGTAGATAAGTTTAATCGTGAGTCAAGCCGTATTGACGCTACTGTGCAACAGCAAGACTGGAGTCGTGGACGTGCCTCTGAACATTTAACAGGTTTTGGTAAAGCTAACCCACACGCTCAATCTGCTGACCTTGACAACGCAAAAGCCTCTTGGAACCCTGCGTTTGCTCCACCACCACCAAAGCGTGGTGGGTCTTCAGGTCCTCGCATGACAGTTAAGAAAATTCAAGCAATGGTTGACTCAGGAGAGTTAAGCCAAGCAGAAGCAGCTGGACGACATTCAAATTATGCGGCTCGCGTTGGTCGTGACCGTGCTGATGATAACGCCGGAAAACCTCCTGCACCTATTCGTCAAGGCGTTGAGTACGTTGCTGGTATCGGCTCTACTGGTCAATTTGGTGGCACAACTCCTGGCGGCGGCGTTGGAACCCCAATTAAATAAATCTAGCAAAGTAGACAAACCTAGCGACCGCGATTTTCGTGATTCGCTTACTAGAGCTGTTGGCGCTACCCAAGGACAAGAAACACAAGCTCTTCAATGGAATCGATGGTCTCCATGAGAAAAAAAACGTTTGACACTGATGCAAAGTTTAAACCTGCCACGATTAGAGACAGTAGATTTGGCATACGCAAAATATATTTAACTAAAAATGAAACACCGAGTATTGGAACCTATAGTCGTCCAGGTAAAGGTCCTAACGGAGAGTCTTCGAATTAAGCCTGACAACCTCTGTATTTCCGTTGGACAATAGCCTTTGCGCCCACGATATCAGGCGTTAATACCACTCTAGAGAAATAGGTAAAATAATGGCAACAGACACATCAGGTCAGCAAGCCGTTGACTTTGTGTGGGGAAACTTCCCTATGCAACCAAACGATGACCGAGCTGCGGCAGTGACTCCAGCAAACTTTTCAGCAAACTCTTCAGGAGATTATGCATGGTCAGCTACTACTCGCGTAGCAGCAGACCGTCTAGATGCATCACTTTCTAACCACGCAGTAGCAGAAGCTGGTTGGGCAGGATACCCTTCTTACACACCAGGTTCAGGTAATTTTATTATTACAGCAGTTTCAGGTGATGGCACAACAGTAACTTATACATCACAAAACAATCTAGCTGCAGGTTCTTCTGTAAACATTACAGGTCTTTCAGCAGGTGCTTACAACCTTTCAGCAGCAACTGTTGCTACAGCTAACGCGCTTAGCTTTACAGTAACTAACGCAGCTAACGCTGGTCTTATTACAGGTCAGTATGGCAAGGTTCAGCGCACAGACGCTCTAACAGCAGGAGATGGCGCTGGAATTGGATACATCAACGTACCTTCAGTACTTGGTGATACAACAGCAGTAGCTCTTGATGAGCTTAAGGATGCAGGTTACGAAGCAGCTAATATCACTACAGCTTCAGCAGCTACAAACACTGCTACACAGCCAACTGGTATTAACGTAACAGCAACCACAGCGGCAACAGTAACAATCGCTGGCGGAACTTCAACATGGCCTGTAGGTACTAAGGTAACTATCGCCGCAGGTACAGGTATCCCAGCAGCACTTGTTGGTACTTGGACTGTAACTGGTGGTTCAGGAAGCACACTTGTTATTGCAGGTTCAGGATGGACAGTTGCCAACACAGGCGCTATTACACCTGGTACACGCCTAACAGGTACAGCTGGAACAATCAAGACACAGTCAACAGCGGCAGCAACTGCTTCAGTCGCTACAACAGCAACAATTACAATCACACCTTGGGCTGCATAGCCTAAATAAAAAGCCCCCCAGCATTTAGCTGGGGGGCTTTTTTATTTTACGTCTAGTACCAATTGTTCTTCTTCCAGAAGGCCTGTGCATTACACGCTCCATTTGGGTCAGCAGCATTGCCGTAACGCTTTAGGATGTAACGCAAGCCATATTTAATCTGTAGTTGGGCGTCTGAGGTTTTTTCAACCTTGTAGTTTCCCCAAGTGCTTGGCATAAATTGAGCAATTCCGTATGCTCCCGAGCTCTTGTTTTCGGCCTTTGGATTAAAGTGGCTTTCTTTAGTCCAAATATATCTAAGACAATTCCATTCTTTAACGGACCAGTCTTGGGTATACACAGTTAAGAACGCTGTTGCTTCCGCATCAAAGTACTTAGCGTGTGGGCTTGCTAGGGCTTTCCTAGCAGCTGATTGCGTAGTGGTCACCTTCAAGTGTGTCAGCGATACAGTAATAGCCTTTTCTGGCGGTAATACTGTCTTGCTAAACTCTTTAACCGCGTACGCTGGCTGTAACATCTGGGAGCTCGTAATGAGGAGTACTCCTAGTATTGATACAACCTTTCTTAGATTAATCGTTAGATTAATTCTGATATTGAGCATTTAATTGCTCCTCTCAGTAGGCAAAAGCCACCTTGTGAGTGGCCCTGTCATGTTCTAGGAAACACCAGAGTTACATGCCGTGTCAAGTTGAACCAGTAATTTTTATTGATAAGTACATCTAAATGCAAGTTTAAGCACAAATATTTAATAATATTTTAATTAAACGCGGTATTATTATTGTTACCATTCTATGATATACATCACACCTATTGAACGGATACACCTTGAGCGTACAAGACTGGGCAGCTTTATCATCTACGTTATTAGGCGTAGGCGCCGCGATAATTGTAGGTATTCGTTGGACAATTAAACATTACCTGTCAGAGCTTAAGCCCAATGGTGGCTCATCGCTAAAAGACGCAATTAATAGAATTGCCGTGGACATGGTTGAAGTTCGTGTATCATTGTCAAGACTTGAGGGTCGTTTCGACCAGCACGTAGAAGAAGGAGAAAAATGAATAAAGCAATGATTGAATCCTATGCACGTAACTTGCTTGGCCAAGTTATCGGCGCAGTAATGATTGTCATGCAAACAAGCGGAGCAGCAACACCGTTGGACTTTAGTTCAGGCGAGTGGCTACTAGTAGCCAACGCTCTATGGGCATCTTTGGTCCCAGTAGCACTTCGCTATATCAATAAGAAGGACCCAGCGTTTGGCCGAGTAGCAACTATTGGCCTTGCAGAAATTACTAAGAAACTTGCAGTAGAAGCCTCTGTGGCTAAAAAGGCTCCAAAGAAGAAATAAAAGCCTACAATTGGGGGAGCGGCTATGTGCTGCTCCCTTTTTTGTTGTACACTTAAAGAAGGAGGAAAAACTATGAAATGCGTTAATTGTGATAATCATGCAATCTATACAGTAGCCGATGCTGGGGTAAACCCCGTTGACTATTGCACCCAGTGCCTACCAAAGCACCTTCGTGAACGTGCTACTGCTGGCCACTTTCCACTAGCCTTTGTTTCAGCGGAAGACTCAACACCTAAAAAGTCTTCTAAGAAAAAGACTGAAGAAGTTACTGAAGAACCAACAGAATGAAGGTAACCCGCGTGAAAGCGGCTCAGGCTCACCCAATACCTTCTAGAGTTACGAGCCCTTCTGGACCGTTTCCACAAGAGTTATTTAGAGAGTCTAAAATTAATACCGAGTATGAGTCAGAAGTACCTGAAGATGGAAGTAACTTTCCTATCGGGTCAACTGCTCAAAATAACTTTAAGGGAGCCCGCGTGCTAACTTGCTCAGAATGTAACGAGCGAGTTCTAGCGCATAAGACAGGCGACCACACCTGTAAGGAAGATTAATGCCCCCAAGAAAAAGAGCCCAAGTACCTAGTATTGACGTACTACTTGGCGGATATCAAATAGGTCAACCCTCTGGAGCCTCTAGCCTTCCAACTCTTGATGAGTATTTATTTAACCCCTCATCAAAAGTAAAAAAAGCAGAAGTAGCCTCAAAGTATCAAGTTATATCTGCGTATAACTTAAGAGCAACAACAAGCTCAAACCCTAAAAAACCAAGAACACTAAAAGCTGGATACGACGCAAATACTCAAACTTTAACTGTTGTATTTAGAGATGGAACTTGGTGGAATTACTACGACGTCCCACCATACCTTTGGGAAGGCTTTGTTCTTGCGCCTTCAAAGGGCCCATACCTAGAAGCTTCTGGGCTTAATAAATGGCCTAAAATGGGATTAGCTGACCCCGCTGGAATGCCAAGAGACCAACGAGTTCAGCTAAACGATGTTAAAGCATTTGCTAGTTATATGTACGGAGACGGCGGAGGCTTCGCAGCAAACTAATATGAAATCAATTGGACCACTATACGTAGACGTTCTTCAGTACTACCACCGTAATTTGTTACCTGTGGTAGAAAAAGGCTGGACCCAGGAAACTGAACATCCGTTTAGACAAAGCAAAGTATGCCTAGTATTTCGTTTTCCCTTTACTAAGCCTGGGTTTGTGTTGGGATTATGGAAGCGCTCTGAAGGCTTTGTTTTTGATGAGGATGCCGATGATATGATTGCTAAAGCATTAGGTCTTAGGGATATGGAACTTAATACGGAAGAAATAGGTGACTGGCGTGTTTAAAAAGAAAAGCCCTTGGGATAAGCCTTTTTCAGAAAAAGTAGTAAAACGCGTAAGAAAGATACATACAACAGAACTTGAGATGTGGATTGAACAGGCTACCTACGAAATAGGTCGTTGTATGAGCGTTTACTCTAGAACCCGTGATGTTGCAGTTTTAGAAGAAGCTTTAACAGGGGCAGAGGCCCTTCACGCTGTTGTACACGAGTTGCACACTAGAACTACTGCAAAACTCGGATAAAACGACATGTCGACATTTGCGCTACAATTACCTTGCCTCTCTTCCTTCTCTCCCGTGTGTGGCAACGTGAACCCTGGTATACCTACCAGGGTTTCATGTTTTTTATTAGAATAAGGAACATATGAGCGAGTTAGAATTTTTAGACGAAGAAGAACTCTTAGAAGATGAAGAAGAACTCATTGAAGAAGAGGAAGAAGAGTTAGACGAACTCTCTAAAGAATTTGTACGCAAGATGGTTGATAAAACAATCCAGTTTATGAACGCCTTAGTGGGGCACGAGCTACACGCATATCAACTACCGCTTGCTCGTCGCATTATTGAGTCTGTAATCATTAATGACGGTGAAGAAGTTACAGCGCTTGCTGCACGCCAGTCAGGAAAATCAGAAACAATTGCTAACACAGTAGCCACATTAATGGTGTTGCTACCTAGACTTGCAAAAATGTACCCAGATTTATTAGGTCAGTTTAAAGACGGCATCTGGATTGGAATGTTTGCTCCAGTAGAAGGTCAGGTTGAAACTCTTTTTGGTCGTACGGTAAACCGTTTAACTTCTGAGCGTGCGTTAGAGATTTTAGGCGACCCAGAGATTGATGACTCCCTTGGCAAAGTCCCAGGTGTGACACGCCAAATTAAGCTTAAGAACTCAGGCAGTAGCCTAATGATGATGACCGCTAACCCACGCGCAAAGATTGAATCTAAATCTTTTCACCTTATTGTTATTGACGAGTGCCAAGAAGCAGATGACTTTGTAGTCTCTAAATCAATTTCTCCTATGCTTGCGTATTACTCAGGGACGATGGTAAAGACAGGCACGCCAACTACGCACAAGAATAACTTTTATCGCTCTATTCAACTAAACAAGCGTAGACAGACAGGCAGAGCTTCAAGACAGAACCACTTCCAATGGGACTACAAAGATGTAGCTAAGGTAAACCTTAACTACGGTAAGTTCATTAAAAAAGAAATGCTTCGTGTTGGCGAAGATTCTGATGAGTTCCAGATGTCATACAACTGCAAGTGGCTACTAGAACGCGGAATGTTCGTTACCTCCACAATTATGGATGAGCTTGGCGATACATCTCAAGAAACTGTTAGGGCATGGCACAGAACTCCAGTTGTTGTTGGGATTGACCCCGCACGTAAGATGGACTCAACAGTTGTAACTGTTGTGTGGGTTGATTGGGATAGGCCAGATGAGTTTGGTTACTACGACCACCGAGTACTTAACTGGTTAGAAATTCAGGGTGATGACTGGGAAGACCAGTATTTCCAAATTGTAAACTTTCTTGGCTCTTACGATGTTTTAGCGGTAGGTGTAGATGCTAACGGAGTCGGTGATGCGGTAGCCCAACGCCTTAAGCTTTTACTTCCAGGAGCAGAGGTTCATTCGATAGGCAGTAGTCAACAAGAGCAGTCTAAACGCTGGAAGCACCTTAAGGCCTTGATTGACCGTCGCATGGTTGGTTGGCCTGCACACGCTAAGACCAGACGCCTTAGAACTTGGAAGCGTTTTTACCAGCAGATGACCGACCTTGAGACAAAGTTCCAAGGCCCAAACTTCTTAGCTCACGCACCCGCTGAAGCTCACGCCCACGATGACTACGCGGATAGTTTGGCCATTGCTGTCTGTTTAACTATGGATTTAACTATGCCTTCGGTAGAAGTATCTTCTTCACCTTTTTATAGATAATTATTACTTTAGGCAGTATTTACCTTAAATAAGTAGCACACTTTTACCTGAGGCCTCAACCTTTACAAGGAGTTATAACTATGACAATCTCACCAGCACCAAGCTTCCCAGAACGTCCAGGTTCAGTTTACGACCGCAAGATGGCTGGCGCAGTGCCAGGACAGCGCGGACCACTTCGCTTTGAAGAGGGAATTGCAACTGACACAGATGTTCCGCAAGAATTTTCAAACGGAGCTGCACAGGGCTATATCCCTGCAGCAGGCCGTACAAATCGAAATGCAGCAGTTCACACTAAGCCAGCTGAAGAAACAATGCGTGAGCGTGCTCACGTAGGTTCTGCAGCATGGGTAGAAGCGCCAAATACTCTTCAAGAGTTTGCTTCTGCTGGCTTTGGCGATTACGGTTCAAATGTTATTGAGGAAGTATTCCGCAATGGCTCACACCAACAGCGCCTTAACCCTTCAGTAGTGCAGGACTAGTAAAAGAAGTAGCTCCCCACCGTCCTGGCAACGGGACTGGTGGGGCTTTTCTAAGGATTAACTATGGCACTTATTTCTGGTCGTTCCGTAACTAATGCTCCAAAGCAGTTACCTGCTAATCCACGCCTCTGGAATACAGTTACTGTTCAGGCTAAGTCACGTTTTCCTAAGTATCCTTCACCAGCCGCTGCTCACTGGGTGCACACTAAGTATGTGCAAATGGGCGGAAAATTTGTAGATTCTAAAAAAGATATTGACCCACGTAATAGAGATTACGTACAGGAAAAAAGAGACAAAGAAGAAAAAGAACAAAAGCAAAAAGTAACTAAGCCTGTTGGTCACGGAGTTATTAAGGGCGAATCCTTTAAGCGTTAAAGCGACATGTCGATATTAATGCTAGTATTTAGTTGTGAGTTTAACGAGAGGAATTATCGGTGAGTGGTAGCGGTCTAGATTTCTCACCTCCATCGTATAGAGCTGCGTCTTCTGACTTAACTATTTCTATTTCTCCACTAGGTCTTGTAGAACTAGCGGATGAAGAATTTGAAGTTCACGGCCCTCGTTTAAACCGTTATTCACTTAACTGGGCCATGTATCTTGGTCATCATTATTCATACCGCCGTCAAGTAGGCGAATCACAGATGGTTCTTAACTACTACCGTGCTTTTACAGACTTTATTCTTAACTTTACATTTGGTAAGGGCGTCCAATTCCGTAGCCCTAAGCAGACAGAGGCTATCGTTCCTGACTTGCTAGAAAGAGTTTGGGAAGTAGATAACAACAAAGCAACAGTACTTTGGGAAATGGGACAGCAGGGCGGAGTCTCAGGCGATTGCTTTATTAAAGTTGCTTACGAAGAGGCTTATCAAGACCCAGCTGGTCGAGTTCACCCAGGCCGTGTTCGTATCTTGCCTCTTAACTCATCATTTGCGTTTCCAGAATTTCACCCTCACGACCGTGAACGTTTAATTCGTTTTAAGCTTAAGTATCGTTTTTGGGGTACATCGCTTGAAGGAACACGTCAAGTGTTTACTTACACAGAAATTTTAACTGATGACGCTATTGAGGAGTACATTAACGATGAACTCATTGACTCTCGCCCTAACCCGCTTGGTGTTATTCCCATTATTCATATTCCTAATGTCCGCATTTCTGGTAGCCCTTGGGGCCTATCTGATTGCAATGACATTATTCCAATTAACCGTACGTATAATGAAACGGCTACAGATATTGCCGACATCGTTAACTACCACGCAGCGCCAGTTACGGTTATTATCGGTGCTAAAGCGTCGCAATTAGAAAAGGGCGCTAATAAAGTATGGGGCGGACTACCCAAGGATGCTCGTGTAGAAAACCTTGAAGGTGGAGCACAGGGCCTTAAGGGTGCTATGGACTTCCTTGCAATGATGAAAAAGTCAATGCACGAGATGACTGGTGTTCCTGAAACTGCTCTTGGTCAGGCAATGCCTGTATCTAACACCTCAGGTGTAGCACTAGCAATTATGTTCCAGCCTTTGATGAACCGTTATCACCAAAAAGTCATTCAATACGCACACGGGCTAGAGCGCGTAAACGAACTTATTCTTATCAGCCTTGCGGTTAAAGAGCCTGAAAGTATGGCGGCTAATCCTGGTACACGTTTTGCTCCTCTTAAAGAGGGACAAGTTGAAGTCTTAGATTTGAACGACCCAATCAGCTTCCGCTCATATGTACACTTCCCGCCTCCGCTACCGCTTGACAAGCTAATTGCGCTTAACGAAGTTCAAACAATGCTTTCTCTTGGCCTAGAGTCTAAGGAAGGCGCACTTCGTTCACTAGGCGAAGAATTCCCTGATGAAAAACTTATGGAAATTCGTCAAGAACTTATTGATGACGCTAAGGCCGATGGAGCTCTTAACCTTGTTAAGGGTCAGATTCAGCAAGAAATTGCTCAATTAACTGGAATGCTTCCGGGCCCAGATGGTGCGCCACCTCAACCAATGCAAGGTCCAGAAGGTCAACCTATGCCAGGAAATCCTGGAGCGCCTAGCCCTATCCTTGACGAGGCTCAAATGTTTGCACAGATGGGCGAGCAAGGAATACGACAGCGCCTTGTAACAGAAGCTTACGGTACAAAAATCCCACAACGGAGAGTGCCGGAAGAGTATGAAAAGTAAGTAGTTTAGCCTGACAAGTCTGCCTAAACAAGCAAAAATTGTTTACTGAAAGACAACGTTTGGTCATATGTGTTATTAAATTGGAAAACGACCCCTAGGATAAAAGGAAGTAAAAATGGATACTGCAGAAGTAAACGCAGAGGCTTTCGCAGCCGAAGCAGGAGTACTACCAGCTATTAACACGTCTGATGCTGATGCATCAGCAATTAATATTCAAAACACAAAATTTTATACAGAAGAAGACCTTGCTAAGGTTCGCTCTCAGGAAAAAGAAAAACTTTATCCTCAGATTGAAAAGCTAAAAGAAGAAGTTGATGTATTGAAGCGCAGTCGAGAAGAAGAAGCCAGTCGAATTGCAACTGAAGAATCAGAGCGTCAAGCTCGTATTGCTCAGGAAATAAAGGCTAAGGAAGAGTCTGAACTAGAAGTTCGTGACCTCCTGGCTAAGAAAGAAAAAGAATGGCAAGAACAACTGCAGCATGAGAAGCAAGAACGTGAAACTGCTTTTGCACTTCTAGAACGTGAACGCGCATACACAGAACTTCAGACCTACCGAGCACAGAAGCTCGAAGCTGAGCGTGATAACATCATGCCAGAGCTTGTTGACTTGATTAGTGGAAACACTATAGAAGAAGTTGATGCAAGCATAGAGAGCTTGAAAGAGCGCTCAACTAGAATTCTCGAGTCGGCGCAATCTGCAATGCAGAATGCACGTCGAGAGATGACAGGAACAAGGGCAACCTTGCCTCCTGGAGCTGGACCCTTGGATACCAATTCGGAGCAAAAAAACTTAACGGCGCAAGATATTGCGTCAATGTCAATGGATGAATACGCTAAATATCGTGGCCGACTCTTGAGCCCTAGTGCTCAGGGTAAAACAAAGGGACTGTTCGGATGACCCAAAAATCCAATACCGTTGACAAGGAGTCAATTTAAATGGCATCAAGCATTACGGGTACCGGCAATCTTGCCGCAGCACCTACAGCGTACTCAGGTACAAATACACAGCTAACTCAAGCGATTCAGACAATTTGGTCCAAGGAAATCTTGTTCCAGGCAATGCCTATTCTTCGCTTTGAGCAGTTTGCAGTAAAGAAGACTGAACTAGGTGTTGCACCTGGTCTTCAAATCAACTTCATGCGTTACAACAACCTCGGCTTTGCTTCAGCACTTGTCGAAGGTGTACGTATGCAGACAAACGCTCTTACAGCGCAACAGTTCTCAATCACAGTAACTGAGCATGGTTATGCTCTTGCTGTATCTGAGCTTCTATTGAACGCTTCATTCGATGACGTAATGGCTTCAGCCTCACGTCTTCTTGGTCGTAACATGGCAATCTATCTTGACCAGTTGTCACGCGACACACTCTATGCAGCAACATCAGTAATCTACGGTGAAGACCGCTCAGGCCAGACAGCAGTTAATGCTTGGTACGCTGACGGAACAACCGCAGCAAACCGTGCTGCTATGACAGGCACTTACTACATGACACCTCACACTGTGAAGGATGCAGTAGAGAGCCTAGCAACAAAGAACATCCCTCGCCTTGGTGAGACATATGTTGCTTTCGTTCACCCACACCAGTCACGTAAGCTACGTGACAATCCGGAATTCATCGAAGTAACCAAGTACGCAGCACCTGGTAACTTCATGCTCGGTGAAATCGGTCGTTTGTACGACTGCGTATTCATCGAAACCACACAGGTCCTAAAGGTTGCTGGTGGTGCTGGTACTTCATACACAACAGACACAACAGTTGCTAACCCAACAGTTACTGCTGGTGGTGGATACATCACACCTGCTACAAAGACAGGTAATGGTGGTTCAGACCGCTATGCATCTATCTTCATCGGAGATAACGCATTCGGTCACGCAATCTCACTTCCAGTAGAACTCCGCGATGGCGGTATTCTAGACTTCGGTCGTGAGCACGCACTTGCTTGGTACTCAATCTTCGGACTTGGTCTAATCACTGACCAGGCTGTAGTTATTGCAGAAACCAACTAATCACAATTTAATAGCTTAAATGTTGGGCGGGGAGCCTTGAAACTCCCCGCCTCAACACAAACTCATTCACTAACCCGGAGGATACAAATGGCAACAAAGAAATCACCAACAGACGTCACAGGCCGTAGCCGTGATGAGCTAGCAGACCAGTTCTCAGATGAAACAGCTAAGAGAGCTGAAGAAATGTCACTAGCAACAGCAACTGCTGCTATTCAAGCAGAAACACAAGTTATTGACGCTACCAAGCCTGACCGTCAAACAGTTATTGTTGACACAGTAGACCGGGTAGGTAAGCAAGATGACACAGTAATTATTCGTGTTGTAGAAAATATTGAAAACATGACCCTTGGAGCTGGAAACAACTTTAACTTTAAGCCAGGTCAAAAGTACGAAGTTACACGTTCAGTAGCTGAACACTTAAAAGAAAAAGGCTACTTAGCAGCCAATATTTAATTGATTAACGAAGCAGCGGTCTTCCCCCCGCTGTTTCGTTTATCAAGTTTTTTTGGCCGTAACCGCTACCATTAGATTAGTTACGTTAGGAGTGGTTAGTGGCTGTATTAGCAGACCTAGTGTCTAGAGTAAGGCTTGAGCTAGGCGACATGCCAACTCAGTTTACCTACACCGCAACAGGCGACGGAACTACTAAAATTTTTGACTTAAAAAAGAAGCCTGTTGAAAACACAACTCTTTTAGTTACAGTAGCTGGTAGCCCAGTAGCTACCCCAGCCGGATACACGATTCAACAAGATTTAGGCATTGTTACATTTGTAACTGCCCCAGCCAATAACGCTGCAATCTCAGTAGTCGGAACTCATTACCGATACTTTACAGACACAGATATAACCCGCTTTGTTAATACTGCGGTTGAACAGCACACTTTTGAAAGAACAGATGGCTACGGAAGCCAGATGACAATTGCCATGATTCCACCAGTTGAAGAGTACCCATTAGCAATTCTGTCAACAATTGAAGCTCTATGGGCTCTTGCTACAGACTCTGCATTTGATATTAATATATCTTCACCAGACGGGGTTATGATTCCGCGTTCTGACAGATACCGCCAGCTTGTACAAATGATTCAATCTAGAACTGACCAGTACAAGCAGCTTTCCTCTGCACTTAACATCGGACTATGGCGTATTGAGATGGGAACACTTCGCCGTGTTTCTCGCCTTACTAACAAGCTCGTCCCTATGTACTTGGCTCAAGAGATTGATGACTCTCGTAGACCAGAGCGCGTATATATTCAAAACGACCTCAAAGGTCGTAAGCCAATACCTACCTACGCAGGTGTTTATGACATCACCCTTTATCAGGGAGATTCATGGTCTGGCGAATTTGACTTCCCATTTGATGTCACAGCTCTTACTTTTAAAGCTCAAATTAGAACCTATCCAAATGCTCCTGCACTTTATGCGACTTTTGACATTACTAAAATTGACGCGGCTAACGGCCGTATTCGTTTGACGATGGCCCCATCGGCTACTAAGTATTTACCAGCACGAGCTTTCTGGGACCTTCAAGCCACAAGTACAACAGATGCAACCTTCGAACAGACCTATATTCGCGGGCAAGTATTTGTAACCCAACAAGTGACATTGGCTTAATATGAGCGGACTTATTCCAGTAGCCGGCCAAGTAGTTGTGCAGGTAACCCCACCAGCATCGCCTGCGGTTACCTTAAACCAAATTACAGTTGGGGGCATAAATCAACCCTCTGTGGCGTATCATCATACTCAGGGAACATCTTCGGCTGTGTGGACCATAACTCACAACCTTGGTTGGTATCCAAACGTAACTGTTCAGGACTCGGGCGGGTCAATCGTTGAAGGTGAAATAGCCTATACGAACACCATGTCCCTTACGATAACTTTCACCGGGGCATTCAGCGGCAGAGCGTACCTTTCCTAAGGAGAAAAAATAAATGGCACGTAAATATTTAACGTCACTTGATTTGACGAAGAACGAGCTTCAAAATGCTCGTATTCAAAATCTAGCGACTGACCCAGCAAGTCCTGTAACAGGCCAGGTTTACTACAACACCGCTTCTAATGAAATGCGTGTTTATAACGGTACTATTTGGGAAGCTGTTGGACTTAACGGCGTAACCGCTACCGCAGCTGAAATCAACATTCTTGCTGGAACCGCCGTAAGCGCTACAGAACTTAACTATGTAGATGGCGTCACCTCAGGCATCCAAGGTCAATTAAACCTAAAGGCCCCTCTTGCTAACCCTACCTTTACAGGTACGGTTTCTTTAGACTCTTCAATTGTATTTGAAGGCTCTACAGCAAATGCTTTTGAAACTACAGTATCAGTTACAGACCCAACAGCAGATAGAACTATCACATTCCCAGACGCAACAGGAACCGTTGCTTTGGCAGAAGACGTATCCACATCTTTAGGCTCATACGTTGAACTTGCAGACATCGGTATAGCGGGTGGTGTAGCAGGGCTTGATGGAAACAAAAATCTTATAGTTACTGGGTCTTCAATTATTATTGAAGGTGCTACAGCAGATGCTTTTGAGACTACCCTTACTGCTACTGACCCAACAGCTGACCGCACAATCACCCTTCCCGATGCTAACGGAACGGTAATCCTTAGTACAAATAAAGTTACAGATTTAACAGCTCCAACCGGCTCGTTCTCAATGAACAGCAACTTAATCACCAACGTATCAGACCCAGTTAGCGCACAAGATGCTGCAACCAAGGCTTACGTAGACTCAACAGCTCAAGGTCTTGATGTTAAAGCATCAGTTCGTGCAGCTACTGCAGTAGCAGGAACTCTTGCTTCATCATTTGCTAATGGTTCTGTTATTGACGGTGTCACACTTGCAACTGGCGACCGTATCCTTATTAAGAACCAGGCATCTGGAGCTGAAAACGGTATTTATACTGTTAACGCGTCAGGCGCACCGACTCGTGCAACAGATGCCAACGTAAGCTCCGAAGTAACTGCTGGACTATTTGTATTTGTTTCAGAGGGTACAGCTAACGGAAACGACGGCTATGTCCTAACTACTGATGACACAATCACTCTAGGAACAACAGCTCTTACATTTACACAGTTCTCTGGCGCTGGAACTTACACAGCATCTAATGGTGTTCTACTTACTGGCTCTAACTTCACCTTTGAGCCGCTTTCAACAGGTGGTTTGCAAACAGCTGGTGGTGGAGCTTCTATCAAGCTTGCTACCAACTCAGGTGCTGCTACAGACGCTAACGGCTTTGCAATTGGCGCTGGTAACGGCATTACCGTGGGCACTAACACAATCTCTGTTGACGCCACAGTAGTAGCTAGAAAGTACTCAACCACACTTTCAACATCAGCTACCTCATACACAATTACCCACAACCTAGGAACACTAGATGTCCACGTTCAGGTTTATGAAGTGGCTACTGGAGACGAAGTTATAGTAGATAACACCCGCGCTACAACCTCCACTGTGACACTTGGATTTGCATCCGCACCATCATCTAACGCCTACAGAGTAGTCGTAATCGGATAATATAAATGAGTACAAAGGCATTAGTACCCCTAAACGTACTGGCTAAAAGCAGCGAGCCTGTTGGCCAACGTGCAGGTGACCTGTACTTTAATACGACTGACTCAACCCTCTACATCTATAACGGAACAGCTTGGGCTGCATCAAGTGGTGGTGCTGGGGGTGGTGCTGGGGATGGTATTGCCCCTGCCTCCTCATCCGCACCAGGTTCTCCAGTAGATGGGCAACTATGGTTTAACACAGTATCAATGCGTCTATCTGTTTATTCTGCAGGAGCTGCTAATTGGATTGCGCTTGCTAACTTTGCAGACGACCTTAGACAGCATGTTCACGACACCGCGGTTGATGGTACTGGGCTAATTGTTTTTGTATTTGAAGATGCAGGGTTCTATGATTCAACATTTATAATTACAGCAGATGCTGGGTTTTATGATACAAGTTCCTGGACTAGTAGTTACGACGGCGGAACCCCCTTAGATAATATATCTATAATAGATGCTGGGTTTTATGGTACAGATTCCTGGGATAGTGGTTACGACGGCGGGAGTCCAACAGATAATTTTAATTAATTATCTGATATAATAGTAAAAGGTCTGGGAGGACACAGCTATGGCAACAAGAATGCAACAGCGTAGGGGCACTGCGGCGCAGTGGATATCTACTAACAGTGGCAACGGCCCTATCCTAAACGCGGGCGAAATCGGGTACGAAACCGATACAAACAAGTTTAAAATTGGTGATGGTACAAATCACTGGATAAACCTTGACTATTTTATTGATGCTAATTCAACAGTAAATCCATCATTTGGCTCAAGCATTACATTTGAAGGCGCAACAGATAATGCTTTTGAAACTACGGTTTCGGTAACTGACCCAACCGCCGACCGTACAATTACTCTTCCAGACGCAACAGGAACAGTAGCACTTACTTCAGATGTTACTACACACGCAAATCTTACAGAAGCACACGGTGCTACTGGTGCGGTAGTTGGAACAACTAATACACAGACCCTTACTAACAAGACCCTTACATCACCAGGTTTGACAGGAACTCCAACAGCTCCTACAGCAGCAGCAGGTACAGCTACTACACAAATTGCAACTACAGCATTTGTAGGAACAGCGGTTTCAAACCTTGTAGCGTCTGCGCCAGGTGCACTTGATACCCTCAATGAGTTGGCAACAGCCCTTGGAAATGATGCGTCATTCTCAGTAACTGTTACAAATGCACTTGCAACTAAAGCTTCACAAACAGCTCTTGACCTTAAAGCAAATCTTGCATCACCAACATTTACTGGAACAGTGTCTCTTGATACGGGTGTCAACCTTGTATTTGAAGGCGCTACAGCAAATGCTTTTGAAACTACACTAGCAGTAGAGGACCCTACAGCAGATAGAGTCCTAACTCTTCCAGATGTAACAGGAACACTTGCTACACAAGACTATGCAACCAACGCAATAGGAACACATAGCTCAGTCACAACCTCCGTACACGGAATTGCAGATACTGCAGCACTTGCTACAAAGACGTATGCTGATACCGCAGTTTCTACTCATTCTTCAGACACAACCGCTGTGCACGGAATTACAGACACATCTATACTTGTAACAACAAATGGAACTCAAACTCTTACTAATAAAACAATTACCTCTCCATCTGGATTAACTAAATCAGATGTTGGACTAGGGAATGTAGATAACACTACAGATGCAAACAAGCCCATCTCTACAGCAACACAAACAGCACTTGATTTAAAACTTGCCTCTGCAACAGCATCTTCTACATATGCACCCTTGGCTAACCCAACTTTCACAGGAACAGTCTCAGGCGTAACTAAGTCTCACGTAGGGCTTGCAAATGTTGATAACACAACCGATGCTAATAAACCAGTCTCAACGGCTCAACAGACCGCCCTTGACCTAAAGGCGCCAATTGCTAACCCTACATTTACTGGAACAGTTTCTGGTGTAACAAAAACTCATGTTGGTCTTGCTAATGTTGACAACACGTCAGACGCCAACAAGCCCGTGTCTACAGCACAGCAGACAGCTCTTGACCTAAAAGCTAACCTAAACGCGCCTACATTTACAGGTACCGTTTCAGGTATTACAAAAACAATGGTCGGCCTTGACAACGTAGACAATACTGCAGATTCGGCAAAACCAGTTTCTACAGCTACACAAACAGCACTTGATGCTAAGTTAGCACTTGCTGGCGGAACGATGACAGGAGCACTTACTCTTTCAGGCGCACCAACAGTAGACCTCCATGCAGCAACAAAGGCATATGTTGACAATGTTGTTTCTGGACTTAACTTTCATCAACCAGTACGAGTTGCTACAACAGCAAATATTACGCTAAGCGGAGCGCAAACAATTGATGGTGTATCAGTTGTTGCTGGAGACCGTGTTCTTGTTAAAGACCAAACAACAGGAACTCAAAACGGTATCTATGTAGCATCAGCAAGTGCATGGTCACGCGCAACAGATGCAGACAATACTCCCGATGGAGAACTAAAGGGTGGAGACTTTACACTTGTACTTGAAGGTACTGTAGGCTCAGGCTACGGGTATGTTTGTTCTAATACATCAGCAATTACAATTGGGACAACAAACGTAACATATGTAGCATTTAATGCTGCTAAAGCAATTACAGCTGGCTCTGGTCTAACAGAATCTACGCCAGGAACACTTGATATTGCAACTGGCGGAGTTACTTCAACAATGATTTTAGATGGAACTATTGTTGACGGAGATATTAATGCCTCCGCAGCAATCGCTAAAACAAAGATTTCTGGTACTGCAATTACTGCGGCAGATACAGGTACAGTTACATCTGCAATGATTTTAGATGGAACTATTGTTGACGGAGATATTAATGCGTCAGCCGCTATTGCTCAGTCTAAGATATCAGGGTTATCAACAAGCCTTGGACTTAAAGCAGACCTTGCGTCACCAACATTTACTGGTACAGTAACAATTCCTGCGGGTGCAAGTATTTCAGGATTTGCACCACTTGCATCACCAACTTTTACTGGTACAAACACTGTAGCAGCACTTACAGTATCTGGTTCTGGATTAATAACAGCATCTTCTGCTGGTTTAGCGTTTACTGATGGTACACAGACAAAAGAAGGCGTACCCTCACGTACACCAATTATCCAAAAGACAGCCTCCTATGCACTTTCAGCACTTACAGAAAGAGACTCTCTAATTGAAGTTGCCAGTTCAAGTGCTACAACAATTACTATTCCATTAAACTCAGCAGTGGCTTATCCAGTTGGAACATCTATAGATATTCTTCAAACTTCTACAGGACAAGTAACAATTGCAGGAGATGCTGGAGTTACAGTTAACTCAACACCAGGATTAAAGCTAAGAACTCAATGGTCATCTGCAACTCTCTTTAAGAGAGCAACAAATACTTGGGTTGTCTACGGCGACTTGACGGCTTAAGAAAATGGGTAAAAGATTTGGAAAGAAGTCACAGGCTTCAAACGACTTTCTAGAGCCATCGGCGCCAACAATCGGGACTGCTACAAATGTTGGAACAGGCAGAGCATTTAACAATGGCGCAGCTACAGTTACATTTTCTTTGCCTGCGCTATCCCCTGCTGCTACATCGTTTACTGTAACTTCATCTCCTGGCGGGTATACTGGAACTGGGTCATCCTCCCCAGTTACAGTCACAGGTTTGCAATCTAATACGGCTTACACATTTACCGTAACAGCAACTAACGCTGCTGGAACTTCTCAAGCATCTGCAGCATCAAATTCTATTACCGCAACAACAGTCCCTGCAACAATGTCTGCCCCTACCCCTACCGCTGGAGTTAATCAAAACTCAATTGCTTTTACAGCCCCAGCAACTGGTGGTAGCGCTATTACTGGCTTTACCGTAACAGGCAGTGATGCCACTACTGGAACAGGGGCTTCATCTCCTATTGTTATTAGTGATACGGGTGGCACTTCTCAGACATACACAGTTACAGCAACTAATGCTAACGGAACAAGCACCGCCTCTCCTGCGTCTGGGTCAATCACTACCCTATCACCGTTCTTCCCGCCGTTTTTTCCACCGTTCTTTCCGTTCTTTCCGCCGTTCTTTCCACCGTTCTTCCCATTCTTCCCATTCTTCCCGCCGTTTTTTCCACCGTATTTCCCATTCTTCCCGCCGTTTTTTCCATACTTTGCCTGCGTACCAAGCGGATATTGTGGCATTACAGATTGCAGTAGGACATGTGGCGGCGGGTCATGCATTATCGTCGATAACTGCGGTAATGTTTGCGGTTGTGACGACTAAGGAGCGATATGAAAGTAAAAAACTTTTACCTGAATTTAGACGGAGATAAAATTATTTTCTACTCAATAGAGTTAGATGATTCTGGGCTTCCGTTAGACTCTAAAATAGACAAAGATTATGCTCTATCTAATAATCCAGAGATACTAGATATAACGCATTTGAACTATATCCCTGCCAAACTTAGTGTTTGGAATGGGTCAGAGTTCATTGCTCCTGAAGGCGAAGAACACAGACTGGCTTGTGGAGTGGTTTGCACAAACGGGTGTGTGTCTTTTGCTTTTCTTAAAGATAATGTCTATTATGGGATGAACGGCTATTGCGTAGGATTCGGGGACAACGATATGAGGATTGCCGCCCTTTCAAGTAACCCGACCATCACCTATGAGGTAGCCGAACTTTAATAATTATAGAGAGGGCACCGTGGAAGAAGGTTTAACTCCTTGGCAAAAGTATAAACAAAATTTAGGAGATACTAGACCTTGGGATTTGCTAAACCCAAGTACTCAATATGTAGATGAAGAAGCGTATTCCAACAGATTAAATATCTGTAGAGGCTGTCCTGAGTTTTTGTCTTTGACTACTCAATGCAAAAAATGTGGGTGTGTTATGAAATTCAAAGCAAAACTAGAACTAGCATCATGCCCCCTAGGTAAATGGGAAGAAGAAGAAAAAAATGCATAACGAAAACGAAAATATTTGGTTTACAAAGGATAGGTCAGAGACCGCATCAAATAGGACCCCTGAAAGGGCGTTAGACAATAAGGTAAGTGTTAAAAACTTAGGTTTGGGCCTAAACGTTTACCAAAATACTTTTTCTAGTGAAGATGCTGCAAGATACATTGACACCCTTGAGTCTAACCTATCAACAGATGGCAAATATAAATGGTCAGAGGCTAGAGTTACAAACTCTAATACCCCAATTAAAAAAGCAAGAGACTGTGTAGACTTTAAATATAAAAAAGAACAGCTTGGGCTCAGAGACGAATCAAATGCAGAACTGATAGACTTGCATGAAGAAATTTATCAAAAGCTTAAATACTGCATAGATGATTATGCTAAATACTGGGGCATTAACGTAGTTTATTATGAAGCTTTTAACTTTGTAAAGTATGAGGGAAGTGGGACCCACTTTAATATTCACGCAGACCACGGCCCTGCTTATAATTGCACAGTATCTGCCGTTATATATATTAATGATGATTATGAGGGTGGAGATATAAAGTTTCCAAGACTTGATAATTTAATCTATAAACCAAAAGTAGGAGACATTGCAGTATTTCCCTCAAACTACATTTACGAACACGCCTCTCTGCCCATGGTGTCAGGAACAAAATATTGCGTTGTTGTTATGACAGACATTAATGAGTTAGGGCACAAGTAATGTCTTTGGTTGCCATATTTAGACCTTTTAGGCCTTGGATAAAAAAAGAAGATGTTTCTAAGCCCGTCCCAACACAAACCGAAATTCCAAATTGGTATAAAAGTGCGGATAGGTTCTATAAGGACCCAGACGGGGAATACTACAAAGCGCCCAAAGAAGTTTGTCCTTTTCCTAAAAAGGGTAC